GCATTGAGAGGTTGCCCGACAAGGCGTACTTCTGATGGGTAACAAGACCAGGGCGGAACTGCATGAGCAGTATACGCGGCGTCTGGAGCGTACCCGTAGGTGGCGGGAGGAACAGGGGTACGACCGTACCTGGTGGCGTCTGATCGACCTGTATCGGGGTAAGCATTGGGCTGAAACGACGCGTAGCCGTTCTGATCTGATCGCTGTCAACCTGGCTTTCAGCACGATCAATGTGATCGCTCCTTCGGTGGCGGTGAACCATCCGAAGGTTGTGGTGTCTGCGAATGATGAGGGCAACTCTGATCGTGCCGCATTTGTGGAGGCTGTCGTCAACCATTTGTGGCGGCATCACGATTTCCGTAAGCCGTTCCGGCGTGCCGTGAAGGATTTCCTGATTTTCGGACACGGTTGGGTGAAGACCGGTTGGAAGTTCCTGGAGCAGGAGACTTCTTTGGCTGAGGCTGAACGGGATCTGCTGATGCAGCAGGCCCGCATGGAGGTCGACGAGTTCGCTGTCGAGTCCCCCGATTTGGCTGCGTCGTTGCCGACGGATGACGAGATTAACGCCAATCTGCCGGAAACGGCGATGATGGTGATTGAGGATCAGCCGTTCGTGGAGCGGATTTCACCGTTCGACATATTTGTTGATCCTGAGGCGACCTGCATGGATGATGCCAGGTGGATCGCTCAGAAGATTGTGCGACCGTTGGAGGAGGCTCAGAAGGATCAACGGTACAAGCCGTCGGTTCGGAAGCGTCTGGATGCGGATGCCGGCGTGAACCTCCAGTATGTTTCTCAGTACGAGAACGAGCGTGAGCGCGTTCTCGACGAGGACAGGGTCACTATCTGGGAGTTCTACGACATTGCGGATAACACGATGTCTGTGTTTTCTGAGAACAGCGATGGTTTCCTGGTTGATCCGGTGCCGATGCCGTATGCGTACGGGCAGCCGTTTGTGATGATTCGGAACTATGACATTCCTGATCTGTTCTATCCGATGGGTGATCTGGAATCGATCGAGTCTCTGCAACTGGAGTTGGATAAGACTCGTTCCCAGTTGATGAATGACAGGAAGCGGTACGCCCGCAAGTACCTGTACCATGAGCGATCGTTTGGGCCGGCAGGGCGTGAAGCCCTGGAATCTGATGAGGATGGCCGTCTGGTTCCGGTTTTGGATGAGAACAAGCCTTTGTCGGATGTTGTGATCCCGATGCCGCAGACACCGATTTCTCCAGAGATCTACAACTATTCGAACATCATCGAGAATGACATCAATACGGTGTCTGGCGTATCAGAGTATGCCAGGGGGGCGATGCCGGAGATTACGCGTACGGCTACTGAGGCCAGCATTATTGCTGATGCACAGAATGCGCGGGCTGCCGACAAGTTGGCGATCATCGAGATTTCGATTTCGGAGATTGCCCGACGGGTGATCCAGTTGATGCAGCAGTTCATGACTGGCGATCAGATGGCCCGTGTGTCGATGAAGGGCGGCGAATCCCTGTGGGTTCCGTATAGCCGTGACGACATTTTGGGTGAATACGATTTCGCCGTCGAGGCTGGTTCGACTCAGCCGATGAATGACACGATTCGTAAGCAGCAGGCTGTATCCTTGTTGAATGCGATTGCGCCGCTGGTGGGAACGGTCATAGATCCGGCGGCTCTTGCGATTCATGTGCTGGAGGAAGGTTTCGGCATCAAGGATCCGCAGAAGTTCATTATGGAACAGCAGCCGCCTCCGCCTCCTGGGGAAGTTCCGATGGAGGAAGAAGCGGCTCTGGCCGGCGGCCCCCTGCCGCCAGGGGGGCCACCCGTGCCTGAACCTCCCCCAGGCGCCGGTGTGCCCCCCGTTTTCGCACCTACGGGCGGTGTGCCGCCCGAGTTGATGGCTCAACTGGAGGGCCAGATGGGCTTGGAGTTGCCTTCTTTGGGTTGACCTGGGACAGACGTTGTTGTGTATTAGGAGCAACTACGGACTCCACGGGCTAGTGCCCACAAAACATAGAAGGAACGGAACCCATCGAGATGGACACTCCAGAATCTTCCAACGAGGTAGCGAGGGAACCTGCCGGCTCGACATACACCGTGAAGGTGGATGGCGCAGAGTCGGAGGTCAGCCTAAGCGAACTTCAACAGGGATACCAGCGACAGGCGGATTACACCCGTAAGACGCAGGAGTTGGCATCCGAACGTCAGCGTTTGGAGCAGGCCGAAGCAATAGTTTCGGCTCTGGAAGCGGACCCCGAGGGTGCGCTTACTGCGTTGTCATCAGCGTTCGGCATTGCGGACAATCGGTCGACTTCTTCCACGGATGAGTGGGAGGATGAACCGGATCCGACAGAGGAACGCATCGCTTCTTTGGAAGCGACGATGGCTCAACAGGCGAGGGCGTCGAGACAGCAGGCGTTGGAAACAGAAGTTTCTACTCTCCAATCGAAATACGGCGACTTTGATGCGGATGCTCTTTACAGGCACGCATTGGCGAACCGTATCCCGAACCTGGAGGCGGCGTACGCTCACATGAACTTCGGATCTTTGGCGACTTATGCGGGAAAACTGCATGAGGAGCGGGAGATAACCGAAACCAAGCGGAACACCAAGGTGGAAACGGGAACTTCTCGACAGGCTGGTGTAGTAACCAGCACGGCAGCGGAAAAACCGATGTCGATTCGTGAAGCGTTTGCCAACGCCAAGAAAGAACACGGCACCTAGACCCAAGGGGTAAAGAATCATGGCGGCTGGTAACAGCAACTTTGACGAGATTCTTTCCACCACGCTCAAGAACTACGTCCCGAAACTCACTGATAACATTTTCAGTGCGCGGCCGTTGTTCTACGCTTTGACGAACGGTCAGACGATTCGTCGAATCAGTGGTGGTGCGAAGATCGTCGTCCCGCTTATTTACGGGACCAACTCAACGGCTGGTTCGTACTCAGGTACGGACACTATTTCCACGACGGCGCAGACGGGCATTAGCGCGGCTGAGTATTCGTGGAAGCAGTACGCGGCCACAGTCACGATCAACGGTATGGAGGAAGCCAAGAACAACGGCGAAGCCCAGATCATTGATCTTCTGGAAGGCAAGATCTTCCAGACCCAGGAAACCATTATCGAGAACATGAACACCATGTTCTTCGGCAACGGTACCGGCAACAGCAGCAAGGACTGGTTGGGGCTTTCGGCTCTGGTTGGTTCTACGGGTTCTCCCGGTGGCATCGACGCCACCGATTCGGATAACTCCTGGTGGCGGTCAGCGGTAACGAACCAGGGTTCGGCCGCTATTACTGTTGCCTCGATGGCGACCCTCTACAACAACTGTTCGGTCGGCAACGACCAGCCCACGATCATCATTTCGGGACAGAACCAGTACGAGGCTTACGAGGCTCTACTGGTCGGTCAGATCCGTTACACGGACACCGACATGGCTGACAAGGGTTTCCAGAACCTGTTGTTCAAGGGCGCACCGATGACTTTCGACGGCACTCTCGCCGGCGAAGGCAAACTCTACATGCTGAACACCAAATACATCCAGTTGGTGGCTCACAGCGACGTTTGGTTCAAGCCAACGCCGTTCGTGCGTCCCACCAACCAGGACGCGGTGTTCTCGCAGTTGCTTTGCTACGGCGAGTTGACCACAAGCAACCGCGCCCGCCAGGGCTACATGTACGGCATCACGCCGGCCTAGTAGTACCCGATGGGACGAGGATTCGCAGACGCATACAAAGTCGGGGTTCGACCGTATGGTCAACCTTCTGGCGACCATTACCGGGAAAGCACTCCGCGGCCTCAAACCGTGGGGCCATCCCGCAATGTTCATCAGATCGCCCCGATCGCAGACCCGAACCTTGTTCCGGCGGCACCCAAGTGCAGCGCGCTGACCCGCAGCGGGGATCCCTGTAAGGGGCATCCTCCTGCGGGCAGCGACCTGTGCGTCTTTCATAGGGAGTAGCCGTGGACATTTCGACCATGCGGTCGTATGTCCGCTCTGTGGTGGACATCGATTCCACCGATATTTCCGACGATACCCTCAACCGTTTCCTGGGCGAAGGCTACGATGTCATCGTCTATTCGGAGAAGCGGTGGCCGTTCTTCGAGGTGTCGACCACGTTCGACACGGTAGCGTCGCAGAAGGACTATACGCTGGCGGTGATCGGCGCATCCGTGACGGGTGGTTTGCGTGAACTTGCCGCTCTCCGCACCGATGACCACGTTGCGACCTATGTGGGCCGCGACGAAGGCGATGTAGTCTATCCGTTGAATGTGACAGGCCAGGGGTCGCCCTGGTGGTGGTCATTTTGGGGTGACACGGTTCGCCTGTACCCTACGCCCACAAGCGCGGAAACGATCAATGTGCGCGGATACAAGAACCCGACTACTTTCGGGGCTGGCGTATCCGATGCTACGGAACCGTCCGATCTACCCGATCCGTTCCATATCGTGGTAGCGACGTATGGGATTGCCCGTGCTTACGAGCAGCAGGAAGATCCCACGATGGCGACCCAGTATTTCCAGATTTTCAATCAGGAACTCGACAATCTGAAAGCACGCTACGACGACATGCCGGCGCCTCAGCCCGTGTTGTTGAACAGTCGCAGCGCCTCACGGTGGCGTTCCCAGGTCATCCTCCCAAACCGTATGCGCTATTCGTGGGAGTAACCGGTGGCTACGCGTAGTCAGTTCAAGTTAGAAACCCTCGAATCGTTCACCGGTGGACTGAACCTTCGTACCGACCAGTTCAACCTGGAAGACAACGAATCACCGGATCTTCTCAATGTTCTCGTAGATCCCCGTGGGGGGATCAGAATGCGCGACGGCGTCGACCGTCGCAACACGACGGCTCTGAGCGCCGACGTAAAGGGCATTTGGGCGCTTCACACGGATAGCGGCACCAATCACCTGATGGTCAACTACGGGACCAAGGTCGCCTATTCGACTACGGCGAACTTCACGGATCTGACCGGAATCACGGCCCGCACCGACGGATCCAGGGTTTACGGGATGACCATGAACAATGTTGCCTACGGCGTGTCATACGACAAGGTGTCATTCAAGTGGGATGGTTCGTCTGCCGCCGACCTGGGTACGACTCTGGATGGTTCAGCCGGCAACTTCCCCCAGGCCCAGTACGTTGCGTTCTGGAACAACTTCGCGTGGGCCGCGTACACCTACGAATCAGCCACCGGTTACAAGTACCGGGTACGGTGGTCGAACGCCAACGATCCTGAGAAGTGGACGGCGACAGACTACGTCGACATCGACAAGGGCGAACACGGCGACTACATCACCGGCCTGTGCCCGATGGGTGATCGACTCCTGATATTCAAGTCGAACAGCGTCTACGCCATTTTCGGATTCGATTCGGATTCATTCCAGGTGGTCACGTTGACCGACAGCGTCGGATCTGTGCCGCTGTCACAACCCATTTCCACCCCTTACGGGGTGTTTTTCTGGTATGCCGACCAGGGCGTCTTCGCCTACAACAAGGAAAACTTTTCGTGGGTGTTCGACAAGATCGCTCCGGCGATCACTGATGGCCGCATCTCGTTCACCTCGAATCCGCAACTAGCGTGGGGTAACCAGAAAGCGTACGTCAGTGTCGATTGGACAGAGGAAGGTACGACGACTCGACGGACGTTCATTTATGATCCGACTTTGGGACCAACGGGTGCCTGGGTGCTGACCGACATTGACGCCGGCCCACTGTACGCCTACCGGCCTCCCAACTCGTCACCGACCGTATTCGCTGGTTGTGTGGCGAATACGGGCGTTGTCGTCGATGTCGAGGATGAACAGAACCGCACCAGCGACAGGTACGCCAGTTCCACGGAAACCCACATTTCTTCCCATTTCTTCACGACCTGGATGACGGGAAGGAACCCGATCGTGAAGAAACGGTGGGGTCGACCTCGAATGGTTACTTCAGCCGAATCGACGATTACGCTCCCTGTCGACATCTACAAGGACTACGACAAGTCGGCTCAGACGACATCTTTCGATGTCGCTGTTGCCGGCAAGACTTCCACATCCAGGTGGGACACCGCCAAGTGGGATGACAGCGACGACAGTTCCGATTATGTGGCTAAGTGGGATGCGATTGCTCGTTCGTTGACTGCGGATGTCATCAATCTGCCGACTTTGGGAACAGCCAAGAGCATCAGTTTGAAGGTGAGTGGGCCAACGTCGGATAATCATTGGGAAGTCAATGCATTGGCTTTCACCTATACTCCCAGGAGACTCAGGTAAATGGCGACACTTGCCGTCACAAACGACTTCTCAGCAGGAACAACGATTGTTGCTGCCGACATGAACCAGAACTTCACGGATATTGAAACATTTGTGAACTCGTCGCCTGGGCTTGTTCAGAACACCCTGGTCGACGCCAAGGGGGACATCCTCGCTGGTTCGGCCGATAATACGCTGGTTCGCGTCGGTGTCGGGGCGAATGGGACGTTCCTGGTAGCGGATTCCAGCGCAACCCCAGGGGTTGCGTGGGTGACCACGGCTGTGGACGACAACATCATCGCAAACCAAGTTTTCTCATAGAGGAAAGGCACAATGGCAACGTATTCAAAAGAGTTCCTGTCGGGCAGCACAAACGGCAAGAACATTTCCATCACCTCGACTACAGCGGGATCGCCTGTAACGATCCATACCGTCGGTTCGGGTACTTCCAACAGGGACGAGATTTGGGTGTACGCCTGCAACACTTCCGCTTCAGCGGTCGTGTTGACCGTCCAGTTTGGTGGCACGACCGATCAGGACGACTACATCGAGTTGGAACTGGCAGCCGATTCGGGGATGACGTTGATCGTTCCTGGGTTCCTGCTGGACAACAGCCTGATTGTGAAGGCGCACGCTGCGTCGGCGAACGTCATCAACGTCAACGGTTTCGTAAACCGTATTACTGCCTAGCAGATGTTCCGCCAGGACCGCACCAACCCGTCCACCGCTGTTTCCAACTGGAAGGGGCGGCATGACACCGCTAAGGGGTGGCCTTCGACGGCTGTCTCTACTTGGCTAAACGGTGGCCTGCACGAATCGTGGTTTGCGGGGTCCGCTTCTGGCGGAACCGAATCCACCTCAGGCGGCTACAAGCGTCACATCTTCACCTCGTCTGGCACCCTCACCGTGTCGGCAGGTTCAGGGCTGGTTGAAGTCCTCGTCGTCGCAGGCGGCGGTGCAGGTGCGAACCGTGGCGGTGGCGGTGGCGGTGCAGGCGGGTATCGGATAACTGCGAGCGACGGCCTTGCTTTCGGATCTGTTAACTCAGGAACAGGCTCCTACACGATCACGGTCGGTGCTGGCGGTGCTGCCGCTACAGGATCGGTTGTACAGGGCAACAACGGTGTCGCCTCGTCCGCCGCTTTGGAAAGCACCATCGCGTCTACGGGCGGGGGCGGTGGCGGTACGGGCGACTCTGGCAGCAACCTTGACGGTCGGGATGGCGGTTCGGGCGGCGGCGGTGCCAAGAATGTGGAGAAGGGATCAGATCCAGGTAGTGGTAACGCTGGCGGCTATGACCCCGTGGAGGGTTACGACGGTGGTGCCAACCCCGATGGCGGCGCCGACAATGGCGCTGGCGGCGGTGGAGCATCCGAAGCGGCAGCCTCCGCTGCTGGTGGGTCTGCTGGTGGCGACGGTCTAGCCAACGACTACAGCGGCTCGTCTGTCACCTATGCGGGTGGCGGCGGCGGCGGCCTAGAGGCGACAGGTACGCCCCATGCTGGCGGCGCTGGCGGCGGCGGTGCAGGCGGCGACGGCAGCAATGATCCTGCTGGTGCTGGTACTGCGGGTACGGCAAACACGGGCGGCGGTGGCGGCGGTGGCGGTGTCGGACTCTCGGGTTCTAACATGTACGGGGCAGCGGGCGGCAGCGGAATCGTCATCGTCCGCTACCCAGCGTAGGAGTAACGATGGCTCATTTTGCAGAAGTCCTAGACGGCATCGTGACGCGCGTTCTCGTCGTCCCCGACGAGGAGGAGGGCCGTGGGCAGGAATACATGGCCGTCGACCTCGGACTCGGTGGCATCTGGGTCCAGACCTCGTACAACACGCGCGGCAACGTCCACTACGGATCGGACGGTGAACCTGACGGCGGCACGCCTGTCGGATACAACTATGCCGCCACGGGTTTCACCTACGACGCTGCCCTCGGGGCGTTCCGTGCCCCTCAACCGTGGCCGTCATGGCTGCTGGACACAGATACCCAACTGTGGGAGGCACCTGTTGCTGTGCCTGATGATGGTGTCACCTACTGCTGGGACGAGGACACGGTTTCGTGGATTGAGCGATGAACACACCCACCGACATCCGACAGGTAAAGATCCCGACCATAGCGGTCGGCCTCATCCTGTCCGTGGCGGTGATCGCTGGAACGATCACATGGTCGTCTGCCCGCACGGTGGCCCGCATCGACCGTCTGGAGGAATCTGTTGAAGCGATTGAAGATTCGATGGATATGCACGCTTATGCGCGAGTGGAAGATGTTTCGGAAGACATTCGGGATTTAGAAACACGGCTGGCTGCGATGGAGGAACTGTGTAACCGCGTTGACACTATGGAGGAACTTGTCGCAGGGATCGCCACATCGGTGAGTGCACTGTTGATGGAGGCAGAGCAGGAGTGGTGGTCTGATGCCGACGGTTGAGTATAAGCCGACTCACCGGTTTGTTGGGCCGAACGCTACATCTATTGAGTACGAACTTCGCAAGATTCAAGAAAAACTGGACAACTTGGAGGCGCGTGTAGCGGCTCTGGAGTCTCCGTAGGAGAAACATGGGTATTAGGAGATCAGCAGCAGAATACGGATCTACCGTGGGTGATGAACAGTTGGCGGTAGCCGGAACTGCCGTGTCGCTTGCTTCGGTTCCTGCCACGGCGGTAGCGGCGATGGTGACTAACGGAGCCGAACCCATCAGGGTTCGGTGGGGAACGCCGACGGCCAGCGTGGGCCATTACATCAATCCTTACAGCGTGTTGGACTTGTACCAGGACGATTTGACGGATGTGAAGTTTATTCGGGTGTCGTCGAGTAGCACTATCGATGTCACTTACTTCGGCTAGGAGAGAAGATGCCTTCGCGTATTACTCAACGAATCGATCAAGTCCCCACGGGGGACATTACTGCTGTGACTGCTGGTGTTGCAATCAACGGGGGCGGTACGAGCGGTGCGGTTGTAATAAATGTAACGGTCGAGAACGACGATCTTGTGATTGCCGGCCAGGTCTATAGTTAGCGGGACAGAAGGAACCTATTGTTATGGCGAATACACCAGGAAACGCTCCACCCTCAGTGAACCAGTTGGATGCGTTCATGCAGGCTCGATCGCCGTCGGCGGAGATCGGAAAGTTCAATCAGGATCCGCAGGCTGCCGCTGTGATGCAGTGGTTGGCGACACCGGAGGCGCAGGAGTTTTTGCGCCGGATCGTGATGGAGCAGGGTTTGATGGGTCAGGGGCCGCCTCCTGGCGCACCTGGTCCTGGTGGTCCTGGTCCTGGTGGTCCTCCTGGGATGCCAAGCCCTGGTGGCCCTCCCGGCGGTCCCGGCCCTGGTGGTCCTGGTCCTGGTGGCCCTCCTGGTCCTTCTGGGGGCGGTCAAGGTCGACCCCCACGGGGTTTGCCGACACCTATAATCGCACCGGGGATGGGTCCATCGCCGGCACCGGGCGTGCCGGGTGGCGAACGGGATCTGTCAGATCCAGCATCTTTCGGCCCGCAGGGCGGTCATCCGTTGGCCGGTGTAGGCGGCGCTCTTGGTGGTCCTCGACCGGTGTTTGATCCACGGACAGGCATGCAGTTGCATGTCGACCCGAACACGGTGCGGGGCGCTGGACGACAGTCGTCTGGCCCTGGTCGTGCTGCCGCCATCCAGGCTCTGATAGCAGAGCAGGCTGCTGGCGGCAGAGTCGGTCGCTGACCTTTCACGGTGGCGATTGACTTCAACGTCACGAACCGCTCCAAGGAGTCGGTTGGGCCTCTGACGCCGGCTGGCGTCCAGGGTCGCGCTGCTGGCGCTATTTCGCCGTCCCCGTTGGGGAATGTTCCGAAGTATGCGTCGGTTGCCAAGAGTGGCCGTGATCTGCGTCGCCGTTTGTCGGGGTTGCAGCATCAGCGTGAGGGGTATGGCCGGCAGCGGGCGATGGGTTTGGATGACATGAGTCGCCGGTTTGGGGATCTGCGTCGGCAGATCCCCGGTCAGTTCAATCAGCGCGGCATGTTGGATTCGGGCCAGTTTCAGCGGGGGTTGGGTCGGACGTATACGGATGAGTTGCGTCAGGCTGGCCGCTACGAGATGGGTGTGCAGGGTGCGTTGGACCAGTTGGCTGCTCAACAGTGGGAGGCGGAGCAGGCGTACGCTGGGCAGCGTTTGGGTGGCGTTATGGATGATGCGTCGCGTCGGGCTGTGATGGCTACACGGATCAGGGGCGCCTGATGCCTGGTCCTCGCAGTCGGGGCGGTCGGATGGCTCCGTCTGTACGCAGTCCTAGCGGCATTATTACGAATGCTGCGACCGTCAAACCGGGTGGCGGCAATAGCGAGTTAGACGCCATGATGGGTTCTTATGGCGGTGGCAACGCCGCTGTGGCTCAACCCGGTTGGGCAGAACAGAGTTTGGCTACCGGTTCGATACCAACCCCCGCCGTGAATCAAGTTCGACGAGGTCGACAAGCCTCTAGTCGGGCTGCTGCTCCGACACCGGCAAGGATCGCGAGTCCGATGGCGCAGGCACCTGCGCCCGTTGCGTCCCGTCCCGATCCTGGCGCTTTGGCAGCCGCCAGGTATAAAGCAGCGTGGATGGCGCCTGCTGTAGATCGTCCTGCACCGGGGGTGCTGGAGGCAGCGAGGTATGACAGGGCGGCAGAGGTTTATGCCGATCCGGTTACGGGTGCGCCGACGCCGGCGTATGAAAAGGCGCAGGCTGCTCCGACGTTTGGTTCACCAGGCGCTATGGGTGGTGAACCTGTAGACGCGTTGACAGCATTTTTGAATCAGGTCGAGTCTGATGATTGGAAGAACTTTGTAGCAAACAATGCTCCTGCTGCTCCTGCTCCTACTGCTCCGACTTCGACATTGGGTGTCCCCATCGAAGACGCATACACCGACATGTTCACCGATTTGCGGGAGGACGCTGAAACGGCGTTTGATACGTCGGAGGACTATTTCACTACAGAAGGCGACGCGACAACCGGTTTCTACGATACGGGCGCTGATCTGTCAGGCCAGTATTTCGATGATCGCGGTACCGCTGCGGAAGACTATTTCGGCGGGACGCGGGACGACGCCCTTGAATATCTGACGGGCCGGGAGGGCCGTGAACAGCAGCAGATCCTGGACATGGCGGATATGCGTCGGGGAAATGTCAACCAGCAGTACCAGCACATGATCGATGCGTTGAACGCCGAGCAGGCGCGTCGAGGCGGCGTGTACGACCAGTTGGAAACTCAACGTGGCGCAAGGTTGAATGACTACGAGGCGCAGTTGTTGAGCCAGATGGAGGGTCTGGAGGGGCAGCGTCTGACCCAGGAGCAGGCGATGATAGACGCTACGAGCGGCCGCTATACGGGCGCTCAGGGTGGTTTGGATCAGCGCCGGTTGGATGCGGAGGCTGCTCTGCGGGAGCAGGGTGTGGGGCCGGAGGCGTATACGACGGCGGTTGGTGCGGAGACTGCGGCGTTGTTGGGGTCGCAGGGGCTTTCGTCGCAGGATTTGCAGGGCCGGTTGGCGTCGATTGCGGCGTCGGAGGCTACGGATCGTTCGTTGGGGGCGACGGGGTTGTTCCAGGATGCCCGTGCCGCTTTGGCGGATGAGTTGTTTGGTGGCCGTGCGAACCTTGCGGAGGATA